TCATCCTGTGCGTAGACCGTGGGGATGGGAGTACAAAGGAGCAGAACATTTAGACGAGCTGCATGCCAATATGGAAGCGTGGTGTATGGTCAGGAAGCTTCGGGGTGGTCTTCCCAAAGATAGGCGTGTGGTACCTATTGACATCTCAAACAGAGATGAATATAATGAAGCTGAAAATAATTTTATAACATGGCTTACCAAACGCTCAATCGCAAGAGCAAGCAAAGCAAAGAAAGCAGAACGGCTTGTGCAAATGGGATATCTGAAACGACTTGCAGTGACACTAAAGATGCAAAACACTCTAAAGTGGATAGACAGATGGTTGGATAAAAAGGAAGGCAAGCTCTGCATTTTCGCTATACACAAGGACATTATCAAGCAACTCAAAGAAAAGTACAAGGGAATGTGTGTTGTAGTTGATGGTACTGTCAGAGGCAAAAAACGTCAATTAGCTGTAAAGACTTTTCAGAGAGAAAAATGGTGTAGAATATTTATTGGGCAGACAAGAGCTGCTGGTACAGTCATCGAGTTATCAAAAGCAAGAGCATCAGTTGGAATTGAACTTGATTGGACTCCCAGTGACGTAACACAATGGGAAGATAGAATATTTGACCCAGATTCAGATAAACCTATCCTTATTTACTATCTTGTTGCAAGAGATACAATTGAGCATCACTTGTGCGAGATATTGCAAGACAAACAAGATATTTTATCAGAGACACTTGATGGTAGCAAAAAGAAAAATCGACTGAGTATATTCGACCAACTACAAAAGAAACTTTTAATGAAGGGGTGAAAAATGTCAATACAATTCAACAAAGAAGAAGAAAAAGTCTGTGAAGAAATTATCAAGGAATGGTATGAAAAAGAAGGACAAAATTTGTCGCATCTTAGAGTGACTTTTGAAATGCGTAAAGTAATTAAGCGGCATTCAATGACAGAAGATGCAAGATTGGTTAAAACGAGATTGCATAAATACAAAAAGCTTATGAAAGATAAAAAGTTGCTACAACTAATTAGGGAGCGAAACAATTTATGACATTCAAAGAGATATTATCTGAATATAATATACCGACAGGACCTGCGGGACATTATCACGTCCGTGAAGGTTGGATACAAATCGACTGTCCTTATTGCTCACGTGATAGTCAAGGATGGTATATGGGCTACTCGATAGAAGGGAACTTTGTAAACTGCTGGCGTTGTGGCAGTCACCGGCTTATCAATACTGTGATGGAGCTTACAAAACTTTCCTACAAAGAAGTCGAAAAGATACTCGATAAATTAGAGAGCCAGCATTTTGAAAAGAAGAAGCCACTTGGAAAGCTGTCACTTCCATTAGGAATAATAAAACTCCACTCAGCCCATAAGAAATATTTGTATAATAGAGGATTCAAATGGAAAGAAATAGAACGTATCTGGGAAATATATTGTATTGCAATTGCAGCAAAATTATCGTGGCGATTATTTATTCCAATTCATTATCACGGAGAAGTTGTGAGCTGGACAACCCGTTCGATTTCAAATAACCCAAAAGTCACAAGGTACGTGAGTGCAGCTTTGGATGAAGAAATGTTATTCCATAAAGAGCTGCTTTATGGTGAAGATTTTGCACGTCATGCTATTATTGCAGTTGAAGGAATATTCGATGCTTGGCGAATCGGTCCCGGTGCTGTCGCCACGTTTGGTTCTGGCTATTCGCAAGAGCAGCTTGAACGAATAGCGAAGTACCCTACAAGAGCGATTTGCTTCGATAACGAAGTAGAGGCACAGAAACGGGCAAGGCAATTGGTCAATGACCTGTCCGTCTTTCCCGGTGAGACTTATAACGTGGTACTCGATAAGAAAGATGCAGCAGACGAAAGCAAAGAGAATATAAAACGCTTGCGTAGAGAGATACTGGAATAACTCTGGTATACGTCCTAACGAGCGATAATTGAGATTTAGTATAAAAGTATGTGTACCAGATTAAAACCGCTTAAATCAAGAGCCAGACGGCTCAAAAACGATGTGAGAGCGTCTGTTTAGACGCTATACAAGAATTTTTACGAGCTACGCTTGTTTTGAGCAATAATACGCTTATGTCGGATATGATATAATGTTGAAAGTGAAAGCAGAAACCCTTCAAATGCGGCAGGGCTATCCCTTAGATTTGAAAGTGGATATGTCACTGAATCGCATTAAGTATTGGTACAACCAATACGCTGGCAATGTTTATGTAGCTTTCTCTGGTGGCAAAGATTCAACAGTATTGCTACATTTAGTGCGAAAACTCTACCCAGAAGTACCTGCTGTATTTGTCAATACAGGTCTTGAATATCCTGAAATAAATCAATTTGTAAAGACTATTGATAATGTGGTTGTGCTTAAACCAACAATGACTTTCAAAGAAGTTATTGAGAAGAAAGGATATCCAGTCGTTTCAAAGAAAGTTGCAAGAGGTCTGAGAGCTTTACAAAATCCAAATACATCAGCAAGAGAACGCAATAAAGTTTTGCATGGTGACGAGCGTGGAAGCTATGGCAAGCTTCCAAAGAAGTGGCGTTATTTAGAAAAAGCACCGTTCAAAATATCAGAAAAATGCTGTGAAGTTTTGAAACTTCGGCCTGTGAATAAGTATTATAAGCAGACAAATCGAACAGCTTACATCGGCACGATGGCTTGCGATAGTGACTTTAGAAGGCAAACGTATATGAAGCACGGTTGCTATTTGACAGAAAGAAAAATTCCGACTTGCACACCACTTGGATTTTGGTTGCAAGATGATATTTGGAGTTACATAAAAAAATACAAGTTGACATATTCAAAAGTTTATGATATGGGCGTCTCACACACAGGCTGCATCTTCTGCTGCTTTGGTGTGCATCTTGAAGGTCGTCCTAATAGGTTCGATTGTATGAAAGTCACACATCCAAAACTACACAGCTATTGTATGGACAAGCTGCACATTCGTAAAGTGCTTGAGGTTTTAGGAATCCGTGAATATGATGGTTTGATAAATATAAAAAGAATGATAAAAGGAGCTTCACATGGCAGATAAGAAATTGGATTTCATTGTTATACCTAATAAAGTCATGTATTGCAAGAGCTTGACAGCAAATGCAAAGCTGTTGATGGGTGTAATAATTGACTTGTGCAATGGTACAGGAAACTGTTGGGCAAGCAATCAATACTTATCTGAAATCTTTGGTGTAGGTAGAATGACTATATCCGTATGGGTAAATTCACTTGAAAAAAATGGATTTATCAAGTGTAAAATTAAAGAGAATTATAAGCGGAAGATTTTTATTGACCCCCATATAGAAAAAACCTTAACCCTATATCGAAAATTCTATATGGACTATATAAAAAATTCGATACATATCCATACACAGCAAGAGCAGCTTTCAGAAGCTGCTCTTGCAAATGATGATTTTGATGTAGAAGAAAAGGAATGGACTGATGAAGCTGGTAAAAAACATAAAAGAGTCTCAATTGATTATAGAGATGAAACTAAAGCTCAATAAATAAAAGCTCAATTGTTTGGAATAAAATGAGAATTGATAGAAAAAACAGTGATGCAGAAAGACGAATCCTCATTGCGATGATTGTTGATACCGTTGTGTTGGGTCGAATCAAGACAAAGTGGCAACCCAGAGCTTTTCGTTCTAAATGGGCGAATATAGTCGCTCAGTGGTGCTTAAACTATTATCAGCGGTATGCCAAAGCTCCGATGAAGCATATCGAAAGTCTTTTTGAGACTTGGTCTGAAAGAACGAAAGACAAAACTAATGTGAATCTTGTGAACAAATTTCTTGCATCACTGAGTGACGAATATGAAGATTTGAAATCTGAGAGTAATAGCGATTATATAATTGATATTGCAGCTCGGCATTTCAATCAAGTCAAAATGGAGAATCTGGTTGAGCAAGTTGAATCTGATTTAACTGAAGCTCGACCAGACAAAGCTCACGATAGATTAGTTGGTTATAGTAAAATCGAGATGGGAGTTGGTGAAGGCATTGACGTATTGCAAAATGAAGATGCAATTCGTAGAGCATTTGAAATTGATGAGAAGGAAATACTAATTGAATTTCCGGGTGCTCTTGGAGAGTTTTTCAAAGGTGCCCTTGAGCGTGAAGCTTTTATAGGTTTTATGGGTAAGAAAAATGTAGGAAAGTCATGGTGGTTACAAGAGCTGGCTTTTCAAGGAATGCTTCAGCGGAAACGAGTTGCAATGTTTGAAGTTGGTGACATGAGTGAAGGTCAAATAATGAGGCGTTTTATGATAAGAGCTGCGAAGCAGCCACGTTTCCCAAGGGAAATAGATTATCCAATAAAAATCTGGAGAAATAAAAAGGATAGGATAGAGTGTGATTATGATGAAAAAGAATTTGTTAAAAAATTGAGTTGGAGAAAAGCAAAGAAAGCTTGTGACAGGGTAATGTTGAAAAAAGTCAAGAGTAATGAATCATACCTCAAGCTGTCATGCCATTTTAATTCAACTCTCAGTGTTGATGGAATCGAGAGTATTCTGCAAGATTGGGAGAGGTCAGCAGAATGGATACCAGATATAATTGTGATTGATTACGCTGACATTTTGAATATGCATTATTCAAATTTTGAAGGACGGGATTGTATCAATGAAACATGGAAGCGTTTGCGAGCATTGAGCCAACGTCGTCACTGTCTATTGGCAACAGCTACTCAGTCTGATGCTGATTCTTATGATAGAGGTACAATGAAGATGAAAAACTTCTCAGACGATAGACGGAAGATTGATAGTGTGACTGGAATGATAGGCATAAATCAAACAGAGAGTGAAAAGAAAAAGGGAATAATGCGTTTGAATTGGGTAGCTCTGAGAGATGATGAGTTCCATCCGAGCCATTGTGTGCATGTAGCAGGTTGTCTGGCAATAGCGAATCCAGCTATTAGGAGCTGTTTCTGAAATTTTTTTACAAAATGGGAATATTTTTTGACGACCTTTAACGGTTTTCTGCAATAATATGGTATGGAAAATAGAACAATACAAGAGTTTGTTGAGGATTTGGTTTCAGATGGCAGAGATTTGAACCAGATTCTCACAGTGGCTGCAAACAGCCGATGGGTGAATCACAAAGAAGAAATCAAAAAAGAGTATCGTAGATTGAGAAATTAAACAAAAACAGAATTTTAATTAAGAGAGAGGACAGAAAGATGGCAAAGAAATTCTCCGGAAAAGTTTCACTAACCAGAGCAAGGATGATTTATGAAGCATTAGGCTTCAAAACTGCTGGTAATTGGTCTGCAATACAACTGCAGAAGAAACTCCCTAAGTTGCACACACTTGTTGAGGGAGCCAAGCTTGACAAAAAGAACCTCAAGAAAGTCAATGAGATTCTACGACACCAAGAGAAAGGCCGCAAAGTCATTGTAGTTGATATTGATGACGTTGCCGCTGACAAGAAACGAAGTCAATCTGTCAAAAATGCCGCAAAGCGGACCCAGTGCCTGATAAGGTTN